CTCTTGTCCAGTTTGCGGCAGTTGCCAGCTCTGTGTTGGTTGGAGATTCCCCAGCAACGGATGCAGAGTTGAACTTGACTCCTCTTGGGTGAAGCAGGAAGTGTCTTCTGTTGATCAGAATGTCTTCCCCTGCCAGAGAGTCTCTGTCTGTTTCAACTGGTACAGGTGCAGATCCTTCGCCCTTACCGAATGCGCCTTCTCCGAACACGTAGGTTGTGTAAACATCTGAATTCACTGGGCAGCTGTCATCCACGATGACTCTCTTGCCAAGGAAGTAGTTTACAGCTACATTCTGTCCGTTTACAGCGACAAGTTCCTGAGTGATCAGACCCTGCTTCATGAGGGAAGCTTCTGTTGCTGAGTGCATCATGACACCTGTCAGCTTGGTCTTGGCATCGCCCATCTTCTGGAGTGCGTCTACGAATGTCTGGTCAGAGATATAAGCTACAGCTGGATCTAGTGCTGCGGAGATATCAAGCTTGTTGGCTGCCATCGTGGCAGAAGCGAAGATACCTGCAAGAGTATTAAGAAGGACTTTCTGCTCCTGTCTTACCCAGTAGTTTGCTACCTTGTCTCCGATTTCCTTCATTGGATCTGCACCGGAAAGAGCAGTAGCAAGGTCGTTGTTGCCCCATGCTTTACCTCTCATTAAGAGGACTGCGATGTCCTGACCGGTCGTAATCTTGTTAACGCCCAGTGGATTTGCATCGGAAAGCACTTCATCGTCCCCATCGAGATCGTTGAAGTAAGGCATGTTGATCAGCTTACCACCTTTAGTGGCAAGGATGTCCAGTTCTGGTGTTCTTACCACGATACCGGACTGAATCAGAGCGGAAAGCTCGGTGGTTCTCTGTGAGAGATAGGGAAGGAATATTTCTGGTACGATAATGTCTGCAATTTTTGTTGCTGCCATTGTTAATCACTCCTGTTTAATTTATTTTTATAGTTTGACTCCGTGTTGTGCAGCCAGTGCTCTGGCTTTGTCTGGACTTTCCTTCCAGATCTTGACCTGCTCGGTCATATTGTAGGTCTTAGGATCCCACGGATTTTCCGTAGTAACCTGAGCGCCTTTTCCGGTGACGATCTTCACTCCGGTCCCGGACTTAGGATCTGCAGCCTCATCGAAGAGATAAGGTGCATCCGTCTTCGTTGTCTCAAGCTGTTCGGTAAGACCTAATAAGGATTCACCGTCAAGTTTAACCTTGTCGAGATCCAGTAGTGCCTTTACAGCTTTGACATTCTTGGCCTTGGCATTTCTCAATTCCCGCTCAATAGCATAATCAAGCTTCATCTTCTCGATATCTGCCTGGTACTTGGTCTGCGCCGCCTCGTAATCTGATTTATACTTATCTGCGGCCGCTTTGATACCTTCGACATCAAGCTTCTTGAAGTCATCAATCTGCTTGTTTGCGTTCGTGATCTGTTCCTTCAGTGCGGTAGCTTCAGCTTCTTTTGCGGTAAACTTGTCTTTATCAACATAGCCTCCGTCCTTCAGGTTGATGATCTTCATCTTCCCGTTGGCTTCCACAGCCGCCTTCAGCTCGTCAAATGTCATTGCCTTGTCTCCGAATAACTCTTTTAAAAAATCCATTGTCATTAACTCCTTTTCGATTTAATTTAAACGACGGTTCACTCCGTCATCTAAGGGTCCTTGCTTTAAACCTCTCAAGGTAGAGATGCGCGCAGTTTAATCGACTTGCTGAGGTCAAGTATCTTATCTGGTTGATTTCTTAGCAGCCCACGCGCCCTTCTGAGCGATAGATCTGCCATAGTTGTAAGTCTGATGTCTGATGTTCTGTTCTCTAAGCCCTGCGACATTACTGAAATCCCTGTATAGGTCTTTCTGACGTCTCAGTCTTACTGCCGCCAGCTGGAAATCTCTGTCCATACCAGCCGCTTGTAAACCTACCATGTTTCTTTTGGTCTTTCGCATGGACCGCTCAAGCTGTCTCTGTCTCTGGGTGGCCTCGTAAGCTGTATATGTCTTGCCGTCGTACTCAAAAGGCTCTACATCGATTTTCGCAAGCTTTTCCTTGGTCCAGTTCGGCTTGCTGATGCCAGGAAAGAACGGATACCAGTTATGTCTGCAGTTGGCACCCATGAAGCCAGATACATCACCATGGCCGATGTCAGAAAGAGTAAGATACCCGATCTGCCCTGATCTCGATACAAGCTGACCCTGCCACTCTGCGTGGGTAGGTCTTGCGCCTGGATGCGCTGTGATCTCCATGATGTCCTGGTCCATGTCATTCGCATTCATTTCTGACATGATGCCCGCGATCTGATTGACGCCTGTCAGTGTGCACATTCTCGACACATGCTCTATGCCGTAGCTTCTTCCAGAGGCATATTCGATTGTTCTTATGCCTTGATTTCCCATAGTTCTCACGGCCTGTCTGATGGCATCATCGTAGGAGTAGGCCCCGGATGACACCTGAATCACGGACCGATTGAGAACATCGTGATAAAACGAATCGACTACCTTGAATTGGCCTGTATCGATGAACCCGAAGGTCCCTGACAGGTTATCCAGGAAGTCGAGCGTCTGCTTCTTATACGCTTCGATGATCTGTATCATTGCGATGTTGTCTGCAAGGGGAGGGAGCGTTTTCCCGCCCAGCTTATAAAAGCCTATGTCATTCTGGTAAGACAGCTCTGCACTGTCCATGATGATCTTATCCACTTCTGATATTGCGACATCCAAAGTCTCAGCGACTCTTTTCTTCAGATCGTCCAGGTTGTATCCCATTTCGGTCATCAGTCGGAACTGATAATCCGCGGTTTCTGTGAGATATTCTCCTTTAGCGATTCTTCTGGCAATGTCTGCGATGATGTCGTCTTCCATCTGCTCAAATATGATCAGGAGGTTCTCTGGAAGCCCCTGTAAGTATTCTGGTGTCAGCATGCACTCTTATACCTCCCTTTATTCCATTCCGTCATCCGGTGGATCGTTTGGTTCCACAACGCCCATCATTTCCTTGACCTGCTCATCTGTAGCACCGTAGCGCTTCTTGAGATAGTACTCAGGAGAGATGATACTTGCACCGACTTCGGACATCATGATGCCCTGCTCGGTCTTGCTGTCAACGATGAGGCTGTCATCCCACTCGAAGGACATTTCATAGTCATCAGGAACAGCGATCTCTGAGAGAGGGGAGACGATGTTTCCATCTTCGTCCTGGCTCGCTCCGTTTATTGCCTCATCCACGGTCCGCCATGCCAGCATCGCCCACATAAGCTCTTCTAAAGCCGTCTGTAGGTTCTTCTGGATGTCTGCTACTGTGGAGTAGGATCTCTGCTTCGACGCTTTGATCTCTTCCGCGGTCTTTGATACCACCTGGGTATCTGAAAGCGTTCCGTAAGCCAAGCCACATGAGAATTCCACTCTTCTGAGAATCTTGTCCAGCCCCGTCCAGAGAGACACGTCTCTCAAAGTAGGATTAAAGACCTGATAGAACGGTTTCCCGTCCTTGTCGTCCGCATCATACTTTCTGTACAGCCTGTCACTGTTCTCAGGTAGCGTCATGTCACTCTTAAAGAGATCTATGCCTGCTTCAATAGCCATTTCACCAGCCTCATACTCCCATAGGGTCCTGGAATACTGCTTGTCCGCCTGCATGATCAGATCCACCGCATCCGCATAAACCGATACACCTAAATGGCTCTCGGTATCTATGGTGTTTGCCAGAGGCATCTTGAAGTAGGCGAAGAGGGGATGCGCCTTGTCCTTGAAGGTCAGTGTCGCTTCCTTGGCCAGGTTCGCCCAGTCTTCAATGACATCAAGATCCACTTCTTTTCCGAGTGTGCCTGATTCCTTCTTCGATACATAAACAGTATTCGTGATTGTGTACTTTCTGCCTGAGATCGTGTGATGCTCAAGCTTCGTGTACACATCATCACCGATGACTTTCTTCTCCGGGAAGATGCAGCTCTGGATCTCTCCGTTGTTGGAGAAGGATACCGGAATGAAGTTTGTCGCCTGGATAAAGTCCACGACGATTTCTCCGTCCAGGATATAAGGCTTAAAGATCATGCCACCCATGGCAGCCGCATAGGTTACGGGGACCTTCAAGCGGTCGATGACCTGTTCCTGATAGAACTCATTGAT